GATTGCAGGGTTATCCTAAAAATAATCTTACCTTAAATAACTAAAAACCTAAATCTATGTAAAAACAAATTCAATACCTAACTCCTACAAAGTTAGCAAATTATTGTGAAAAATGCAAGAGAAAAAGAATATTTATTCATGGAATTTTAGAATAAATATTCTTGTTAGTTCTTTCCAATCTTGCAAAGATTGGAAAGGATTGGATACCCCTATATTTTCCTATACTTCTTCAACAGCCAAACAACAATATAGCCAATGATTACAAGTAGAAAGGTAGACATAGCCCCGATTGCCCAACCTCCGACATCCATCTTTATTTTCTGCCACCGAGAGAGTTTCTTTTCTACTGGTATTGGGACTTCTTTGTATTCTGTCTTTGTTGCACGTAGGCTATCATTGCTTGCCTTGTAACGGTCTATCTGGCGTTGGAGCGTAAGATTATCCTGCGTGGCGTGCCAGCGGTCACGATAGCGAACAATTAACTTTTCCTTGATGTGTCCTTGATCGTCCTTGATGATTACAATGCTATCATGAATAGCGACACTATCACGGATGTTAATCACCTGTCGAGTGATTAAACTATCCTTGATATGTACGCTGTCTTTCCTTGACATGTAGATAGTATCAGTGCGGATAGACTGCACAGGTACATAAACTCTATGCGAACAACTTGTGAAGCAGAGTGCCGTAAGTGCAAGTAATCCAATGAGGATTAACATTGAGTACACGTAATACTTAATTTCCTTGTCTTCCATATTCTTATACGTTTAATGTGAAACACTGTCTTCGCTGCTTCCCATCAGCACGCTTATAACCTACATGAACCCAACGTGTGTTTTTTGATTTCTCAATGATGATTTGGTCATAAGCATAACCCATGTGGGAAAAATCTGTTGCAAAGAACTTTTCAAACTCATCTTGATTACCATTGACAGGCTGCAAGTCAGCTGCATAACCCTCGACATGAGCAGAGTTTCTTACTCCGCCTACTGCCTTATTCAATTCAGGAGAGCGATAACCACTTGACACACGGATTGCAGGCGTACCAAGACCATGCTGATTACAGTAATCTTCCCATTCTGCTCTGATACACTCTAATAGGCGTATTGTTTCAGTCAGCCTTACACGAGTCATTGTATCGGGGTTATTGCTAATTCCCAATCTCTCTGCGGTGCTTGAATGCACCATTTCTGCTAAAGTAAAATTTGCCATTCTGTTATCTTTTTTATAAAATTCCTATAAACTTTTTATAAATAAATTATAAACATCTTTGTAACTAACTGATTATCAGTTTATAATTTTCTTTTAATTATTTGTCAGCAAGTTTACAAAAGTTTTCAAGATTCACAAACCTATCAAATCTGCCACACTAAGATGCTTTTCTTCTCCTTGATAACCTCTTTCTCTGTCACGATCGGGTCGGGCAAACCGAGTTTCAGAGCATCACCATTGTCGTCAACGAGCTCAATGTTTGACATTGCTGTGAAACACTCCCTACGATAGCCGTCTGAAAAGTTATCATCGGGAAAGTCTATAAAGACCTCTATTTTCACACGACCCTTACCCAAGTTATGATTATCAAAGAACACCACAAGTTGATCATCAGACACCTTGCAATGAGTACAGATGCCGTTCCGCCTTTCAGCCTTGAACACTGTAAACCCACTTCCAGACGTGGCTCTCAATGTGAAATCATAATTAGGAAACTCTCTCCCTGCCAACCTTATGCCAAGATGGAAGTCGCTCTTGCGGTTAATTCGCAAGATGCCACCTGTTCTGTTTCCAATATCTATTGTTTCCATAAGTTTCTTTTTAATGGCAGAACCGACTTAATCGACACCAACAGATGTGCTAAAATTAAAATCAGTTCTGCCATAGTTTTATGTACTGCTAAATTTTCTGAACGCTCACATCGTGTATTATTACAGGGCGTAAATGATTGATATAACTGTTGTCGACCAACGTATCACGCTCTATCTTGACACTGATTTCCGTATCAGAGCTATCAATATCAAACTCAAAGTAGCTTTCAGACCAACCATTGTCGATTATAGCGTGTTGAACAGCAGACTTATTCAAAGTAACAATCAACTTTCCGCAATTATAGTCAGCAGGGCGAACAGTAGCCTTTGTTGCATCTACATACTCCGAGTTTTCGTCTGATGTGCCTACAAAACGTTTAGTCGCATACTTAGGAAACATCTGCGCAACAACACGCACGGCAACCCTTGATGCTCCTTTTTCGATAGTAATAGTTTTGCTACAACTATCACCGTCAACTTCAAGCTGTATATGCTTCTTCACATCGTTGTAACGTGTGTAATTTGCCATTGAAGCAGGGAAATCCTTTACACTTGCTCCACCTCCAAACGTCCAACCGCTTTCAACGCTTGTCTTATCCATAAGTTCTGTGCCAAACTTACGCAACTTATTCTCTACACCTTGAATAGACTTGGCAACACCATTATACCCACTTACAACAGGTTTTGCCATCGTCCAACTTTCCTCGTCTGCATAGTTTACAAGGATACGCACCTTGTCGTAATCTTGCAAGGTATGCTTCTTGCGGAAATCCTGTGCAGACACATCAATAACGCTATCTTCATCGTTAGCAGTGAATGATACAACACCGTCAGCGTATTCAAAATTAGCTGACTTCCATTCTGTTACACCCTTGTTAATGACAGCGTAATAAACAGCAGTCGGACGTTTTGACGAAATTGCGCTGAAAGAGAACTTATCGATTAACACCTGTTCAAGGATAGCTTCAAACAAAGCCCACTTGTAGAATGTAACTTCATCACCGTTAAGGAAATGATAAGTTTCGCTGTCATACACTCTATCTGTCATTGCAATAGTTGGCTCAGGCACCGAGTGATTTCCGTTATCCATGTTATCAATTTTCTGAACAGGCGTTATTCCATTCGTACCAGGCATCAGACCTCTAAAAAACTTCAAACGCTCCTCGTTACCTTGGTATACCAAATCCGTAACGGTTGGACTCCCTCCCTTATAGGTTTCTCTCACCTTGTATGCCTTGATACTCTTTGATAGTGGTAATCTGCCCAATAGGTCTGCGTGCATAAGGAAAGGCGAAGAACATCTGTAACCGCCATGAACACCCATATATTTCTCAACAGTGCCTTTGTATGATAAGTCACCATAGCTTGCACTATGTGTTAACTTGTCATGGGCCACACTAATAGGAGAAACAAGAACGTTAAAGTCTTTCGCAAAAGACTTAATGCAAGCATCATAAGCTTTTTTGCCACCCAATAGTGGCAAATGATTGTTGTTTTCGTACTGACCTATTAATGAAGCGTCTTCACCTCCGAGAATCATCTGTGCGCCATGCTGCCTTGTCACAGCATACGCTTTCTTCAATTGATTATACAGATTAAGACCCCCTGCTGGCGTTCCGTTTGCAGCATTGCCCCAGAGGAAATATGACGGCTTGAAAGACCAATAACATTTCCTCGAAACAACTATCTTTGTCTTTACGCTGTCATAGTAAATCAAGTCACCTTTCGACACGTTCTCGATATTCGTTTCTAAATTTCCGCCACTCTTTGCAGAGTTTACGATATTAATATCTACAAGGTCGTTAAGGCGTTCTACCCATGAGAGTGTCTTGAATTCCTGTCCGCACTGAGACAGAGAGCTTCCAAGCGTTACTACAGACTTACCATCACTATAGCTCGTTGAGTTCCCTTTTTTTAGACCCTCAAAATCACCCTCCTTGATAAGTTCAATCAATGACGGCTCCATCTTATTCTTAGGTGTGTAAAATTCATAATAGAACAACACGTACAGGTAATCTGCATCAACTGGAACATCAACGAAAAAATCCTCACCTGCTTTAGCTTTTACTTCTCCCCTGTAATTCTGTGCGTATGTAGGTGATATTTTTGTCTGTTGTAAGTTTTCGTCGTCAACAAGGAATGTATATTCAAAGCCTTCTGTTGGGTTTGCAACCAAATGCACCTTTTCATAACCTTTGATAGACACCAACATGTGTTTGTACGTATCATTATCCCACTTGCCTAACACTATCTTACGTGTTCTTACCGTTGCACCGCTATCTTTTGAAACGATTGTTTTCTTACCGTATAGCTTTTCTCTCAAAGAAACAGCTACTTCTGCCCCCTTTGCACTCTCTGTTGCTAATGTTAACGCCTTTCCGACATCCTCCCTGTTTGCTTTAACCTGCTTTAATAGACCCTCTTTTGCTTTCTTGATTAACGTTAAAGATTGCAGGTAGCTGCGTCCAAAAATCGTACCCCCTTCAACATAAAGATATTTTGCATCTGTGGGAACATCAAACGAAATATTAGAGTTTGCAGCCACAGAGATTAGTTTGTTTTCGCCAGCAAAAAGAACATCTTCGTCGTTCCTCTTGTTTTCCACAGACTTCAAGAACGCAATCTTTACCGTTTTCTCTGAATGTCCTAACAACTTAACGGTATCATAACCCTCGACATTTATAATGAAGTGAACATACGTACCACCAATATTTATCCATTTGAGAAGAAATATTTGTCCTATTTGCTCTTTTTCTTGCGTAAATTCATAAGAGGTGGAAATCTCTTCTTTTCCAACAACAGATTCTTCCAATTTAGATACAGACTTAACTGTATCTGCGTTTTCTCGTACTTTGTCATCAAGCCCTTTAATAGCGTCTGATACCGCCTTTTGTGACATAACTTTTGTTACGCTATCGCCTGCCTCCTGTGCAATAGGTACTCCACCTGTTGCAGATATAGATGTAATAGCAGTTGCGTTATCCTCAGCCTTCTTTTCTATCTGAGCAAGGGCATCAGACACGGCTTTCTGTGACATAGGCTTGTCGGTAGCATCGCCACGCTCCTGTACCACTTCGATAGTAGATTGAGCCTGACTTGCTCGTGTGGCAGCCGTCTTAGAGACCTCATAGACTTCCTGCAAGTTCTTGCCGTCAGTAGTGGTTGTGGCTGCGGCAATAGCTGCGGTGGTTGCTTTCTGTGACATTGCCTTATCTTCGCTCTGTCCTGTTTCCTGCACAAGTTCAACATTACTACCTCCTGCGAACTCTGACCTCAAATCAGTAACTCTGAACTTTTTTAATCTGCCATCTCTGCCAACAGCAGGGAGGGTGGTGAAATCCTCAATGTTATCCGACAATGGGAGTTCTGTGATGTCTTGCGACTGCCCTTTGATAGTTTCTATCACCTCGTGGACGATGCCACTCTTTTCTTCTTCTGTCATATCTTTATCGTTAAATGGTTATTCAAACTTTGGTTTGTTGTCATCGACTTTTACATGAGCCGTTTTGAGATATTCGCTGAGGAATGGTATTTTTTCAACAGCCTTTAATGTAAGGACGTAATAAATAAACCCTGCGATTTTCCACATAGTCGTACCTTCGACCATCATAAGTTGCCAGTTGCGAACTATATTTGTTCCATAGAACCATATTGCCACCCAACATAACAGCTTTACGACTCCGTAAGTTTCCTCCTTTGGTCCCATAAAGTTACCAGTGATGAACACGCATGATGTTACAAAGAAAAATAGACCACAGTGTACAAAGAATACACCTGCCTTTTTCCAACTCCAATCTTCACCATTGAGCTGTCCTGCGATGACACCAAACACAAAATTTACAAAGAATACAGTAAACATTGCGTACATTAAATCCTTGATTGGGAAGAAAAAGGTGAGCAAACCGCTCAACACAGTACAAATCACGTACTTAAACTGCTCTAAATAGTTCATAGCCAAAAGATGATTACTCCGACAACTGCACCCACCATGCCAGCAGCGACATCTTTCCAATCGAACTGCTCTCCACGTAGGTAATAATCAACACTCTCCTTACCTGCCATAACAAAGAAAGCAGGAACTAATGATAACATAAGCCACGCATCAATAGAGCGTAGACCCTTGCAAGCTACCACCGCAATGACAAGTCCTACAACAAAATGCAAATACTTGTCACTGCCGATAGTAGCGAGCTTCCCAAAAATCCTGTAAACACAATCTAATACTTTTTTCATCTTCTATTATTTTAAAGTAAAATAAACCAATTATATAAATCTATTGTTTGTACTCCATATATAGGCATTATAACTATTTCCATCATAAGAAAGAAGAAGGGTGACCGCATCTCCCTGACCCATAGCTATTACTTTAACATTATTCATATCATTGTTGTAAATCTGCGGGAAAGAATAAGAATTCATCCAATAGTCTCTAAACTCAGTACCACTGTTATGCATAGTCGTAACAGCAGTTCCAGCTGAACTTATAGTCGTATTCTTTATTCTGCCATCTGCTTGTAAAGTCAAGGTAGACTTTGTTCCATCTTGATTTGTAATCTGCCTACCGCCAGCTGTTTCTTCTGCCTTTACAACACGGAAGACATCTGCATTTCGACCGTAAAGAACATCTCCACTTGTAGTACCTCCAACCTGAACTATGTGGATAAAGACTGCAAAAGATTCATTCGCACCAGCATCGATAGAATTTCTTAATGTAGAGAGGCGTGGCAGGTATAATCCTGATCTTCTAAAAGAGTTCTCAAATAGAACCTTTGCGCCTTTGTTGTAATCGATTTCCGTAACATTTCCTTCCGCAAGTGTTATCTTCTGAGCGAGGTAACCTTCCATGTTGCCTCGAATAGAGCAGTGTCCTTGTCCGACCATAGCGAAGTTATATTCTGCATTTTTGGCAGATAAAATCATCGCATAATTGCTACCCAGCCCCCATTGGTCTGTTTTATCGTTGTTTTCAAAACGAGCCACAGCTCTTGCTCCACTGCTCGCAGGCAACACATTACCTCCGATTCCAGCGAAGGTTGAGTGCGGGTCATTTCTAAAGATTACATAGGCATCATTTGTGAATTTACCCTTTTCATTTTCATTTATAAGCCCGTCTCCTGCAATGCGAAAACCTGCAATTCTTCCTTCTGTCGCATTGATAGAACCCGTAACGGTTACATTCGTAAATGTAGCTCCTTCTGCATCGATAGTCTGAGCCTTGATACCGAGAGCAACGAGTTTAACAGCGTCAATAAGTTCTGCTGACATCTTACCGTTCTCTATGAGTACGACTTCTTTGCCGCTGTTGTCAACAAAAATAGTCTTGTCAGATTTTACTTTGAACTCTCCATTTTCAAGTCTTGCTTCAACTTTCTTTACTCGTTCTTCTGCGCTTTCCTCCACACTTGGTAGCCATTCAGCAGCTGGGGCTGTGCCTTCTGTCACAACAGCCCAATTAACGGTTATATCTCCGTTTGCTTCATGTGGCATCTTGTTCGGAGTTGGGTAGGCATCAAAAGTGCATACTCCGTCATTTGGTAATGTTTCAGGTGTTGTAAAAGTATAATGTTTAATAACATCATGTGTAGTATTAATTTCGAGATTGCCACCACCAGCACTCCACGCCCAACCGTCAGCAATGATGTATGCTTGCAATGTCTGACCTTTCGCAATGGCATCAGCACTGATATGACCTGATACTGTCATTGTATAGGTTGTATTAGGCTTCAACTTGATATTTGTTTTGCCCTCACTATATCCGTATGTGTGATATGTCTTTTCAACCTTCCCACCAGTGAGGAGGTTTCTTACACCAGTTCTCAGTCCTTCTGCAATTAGCTTTATGCTGCTCGCATCCTGCTTGATGCTTGTTATATCTTTGCCATTTGTAGACACAGTTTCTCTCATGTCGTTGACAATCTTTGTGTACGATGCAGCTTCCATCATAACTTGAATGTTTCTTGTTTCAATGACCTCGTTTCCCTTCTTTAATTCAACAATGAAAAAATCTGGTCTGTTTTCAGATTTAACGTACTCATTGAGAGTGAAAGTACCGCTGTTTTCTATCCCTGCTGTCATAGGAACGTTTATGTTGGTGTTTGTTCTACACACAACATATAACTCATTCTTATTTCCTTTCTTTATAGTCGTCACCGAACCCTTTACGTACTCGATAGAATAGCTAAAAGTACCATTTAAGACACCCTCGCCATTTACCACAGCTTCCTCACGCACTACTTTAAGGCGATAGAACTCTGCTGTTTCTCCGTCACGCACATTGTGAATAGTTATTTGCCCTCTTGCTTTCATTGTTAGTTGTTTATTTCGCAATCAAAAGTTGCACTTGAAACAACCTCTGACGCCGTTATTGTTATTTCTCTTCCTACTCCTTGGTGCGTGTTGTCCCATGCTCTATCTGAAACGATGTCACCGCTATTGCGCTTCCATGACCACACAGAATGATGATATTCGTCCGACACGTCAATATTGCCCTTATAGAGTGTTGCTTCCAGTGTTACGTTACCTTCCCCGTTACGAATTAAACCACTTTTAACCACAACAGAAATAGTGTATGCAGCATCTTGTGATACCTGCTTAATCCATACTCTACTATTCTCTGATGGGGATTCTATTGTCGTCATACCTTTGCCCACGTTACAGAGCCATAGAGAGCCTTGATATGAAAATCTATCATAGTGTCCTGCTGTTGTGCCTTCAACCCATTCGCCTCTGTCGCACACCAAAGAACCACTTACTCCTGCACCTGCTGCGGAGATAATCTCAAAGCTGTCAGAACGCACCTTTGTTCCACGTGGCGAAAACTCATTGACGATATGACTTGTAAGGTCGTAGTCATTGATTCCTGCATAGTCCACACGCTTTCCCTCTGATATGTATATGATATAAGCGTACTGTCTATCCTTATCTGTCTGTGAGCCTAACTGGATAATATCATCGTCAGTCTTTGGGAAATCATTATCCACGCTTGTATCATAGCCTACACACGTATATGTTCTACCATCAACATTGAGTTCAAGCGTGCCACGAACATCCGAAAGGTCAATGAAGTGGTATAATTTACCATTGATAGTCTCCGTTCCCTTGTTTACCACCAAACGCCAGTAGTATCTGTTTGCAGAACTGCCTGCTGTGCGTGATACAAGATTTGAAGTCTTACACATCGCTTGGTCGCCAATCCTCCAATCGTTGCTTGTACGTCTGTCACCATCATCTGCCAAGAAATAGCAACGATAAGCAGTAATTGTCTTTCCATTTGGGGCAGTGCTATACGACAATAAAGCATTGTTTACAAGTATCTGCTTGTTTGCCGATTGGAAGTAAATGGTACTCTTTACGATTGGCACACCAGTATTATCAATAGGAATAACATCACTAATATGCGCACTTGCTGACGTGAATCCAACATCGCCAGTGGTGAAAGCAAGTCGTCTATACTCTAACTCCGAGAAGGTCGCTTTCTGCCTTACATTGAGTTTGTCAACCTCTGCCACCGCCTTACCATACTCATCCTTGTATATACCAAATCCTGCACCATCAAATAGCCCAGAATGGAAGTCACGGCTTTTTACAGCATTCGCAATCAGCTCTCCGAGTTCACTAAATCCATAACCCTTCTCACCAACTGCAATACCCTTCAAGAATGTAATAACCTCTTGAGCGGTGTCGGGGATATTCTTTCTTAGGAAGCGTGGGTCTACATAGTTCTTTATCATTTCGCTTATCTGTGTGGAGTTTAATCCACCACCGCTAAAATTACCCGATAGGATATTATTTACATCCTCCTTTAACTGCGAGATAGTACCCTTGACGGATTGATTTCCAACGGTTATCTCCTGAATAATCGGGTAATCCAACTTTGTGACCAGCCTAAGGACACGTGTCTTTAATTGATAGCCAAAGCCATCATCAAATGTGATTTTCTGACCGATATAGAGCTTTGGATTGTGATTAGCGAAAGCTACCGCATTAGAGGAGAATGAGTAGTTATTGTTATCCTGCGTACGTCTTTTTATCTCCTTGATAGTTCTTGCTGCTAATTCTTCTTGTGCAAGTTTCGTTTCATGCTCACCCATTACAATGTTAAACAGCACGACCATATTACAAGTGAGGTCGGGGAGGGCATTTCCTCTTGGATAAAGTCCCTCACTCTCATTGGTAGGGATAATCGTATCTCCACTTTGATACTTGAGTATTTCGTAATCACCCTTTAAGACGTCGACACCACTATCGCCCTCGTTTGGTTTCGGAGTGATAGGGTTGTTTATTTCGTGGTAGTGGAGTTCAAATCCATCCTGCCCATTAGGCTGACCGACAAGTCCCTGCGTGAGTACGTCATATTGCCCATCTACTGCGTGGGTGTTAACCTTGAATATTCCTTTAAGCGTGTACCCTCGTAATACCTGCTTTTTGGGTTCTATCTCATAGTCATACCAATAGTGAGTAATGATGTTTCCGCTTTCGTCCTTATCGTGAGTTATGTTGATAGCGGTCTTTCCATCTATCTTAGATGTAGAATGGAACGCCAATCGCATATACCAAATAGTATATGTCTTTTTGTTTCCTCTGCTGTCAAGTTCTATTGTGTTTGTCTGAGAGTTCTTGAGATAACGCACGTGCTTACGGACGTTATAAACATACAAATCTATATGCGGATAAACATCATCAAAGGAGAGTGCAAGCGTTTGCTTGATTTCTCCTGATGCTTCAAACACTTCCTTTGTGATAACGTTCCCTTCTGTGTCTACATAGATATATCCGTCAGGGTAAACAGACTTGTCAAGTCCTAATCGTGCAAGCGTGGCAACATTGCCAGTACCCACAAGTGCCTTTGTAGACATATTCTTTGTAGAACCCTGCGGATAGAAGCAGTTGTAATATGGCTCTTTGCTATCGCTTACAGATGCTTTCTGTATATTTTCGTGTACCTTTAATGTAGGAACGTCCTCGCCAAGATTTATGCTTATCTGACCGAAGTATAAAGCCTTATGCTTCCACGACAAATGCCATTCACAAGCGTTATTCTTGCAGCCTTGAGCAATAGAAGATAATACGGAAAGTATATCATTCGATGATACGGAAAATGATACGGAACTATCCACGTTACCGCAAAGGATGAATGTAAACTTTTCGCTCTCTGTCGTTATATTGAGTGCTTCGTTGATAGCCTTACAAGCGTATTCAAGTGCGTTTGTGGTTAATCCGTCATAGGACCACTCCTGCTGCTTGATAGGGTTCTTTTCTGCATCTGTGGTATCATAGAGAAATGGCACACGTGAAAGCCACATCAAAGGGTGTTGAAACTCGGGAGTGTACTTAAACCCTTTGTCATCCTCTGTCGGTATGTATGCGTTGAGTAGTCTATACTTCAATCCGTCTTCAAAAGGTATAATATACGCACCTGCTGGCAATGTGAGTTTTACATCACTCTGCCATGATAACCTTATAAGGTTACTTCTGCCTAATTCTTGCTCGTGCTCTGCGCCCTCTGTCAGTGTCGAATCGAGTATCTTGTTGTTATGAATGTCGTATATTACCATACTCGCAAAGATAACAAGAAAAGAAAGGGTAGGGGAATGGTATAAAAACAGAAAAGCCACAACGTTTTTGTTGTGGCAAATCTCTTATATGTGGTTAAATTACTTTGTAACCGCTTTCTGTGCTATTGTTGTCTATCTGCTCGGATAGAAGATGTATTATAACATCATTCATAGCAACGTATGCTTTACCTAATGAGTTCTCAAAGGCTTTATCATAACCTAAAAGGGTTTCATGAACTTTGCCTAATGTGTTAAAACACTCATCTAATTTCTTTTTGCAATCGAACAGCTCTGCCGTTTCTTTGCATAGGGTTATTGTCTTAATCTCGGTCATAGTCTTAATTATTTTGTAATTTGCTGATTTTCAGCATGGAGCATTTTTGCTTCATGGCTATCTCTCTTTAAGAGTTCTGTTGTACTCTTTCACTTTTTCGTTAAGCGTGCGTAATTGCTCAATCAGCTTATCTATGTTATCAGTTGATAAGATTGTTACAATCTCATTATCTCGCTCTTCGTCCTCGATTAACAGCACTATTTCTGCGTCCATTTCGTGAGTGCCATCTGAATCGGTAACTTGCATTCTTGATGCTTGTATGCTGAGTGTTACATCGTCTGATGTTTCAATCTCAACTCTTTTGTTAAATTCTAACTTACTCATGCTGTTCTAAATACTTTTGGATATTGATTTTCTTGAAACTTCTTTCTAAGATAGTTTATAAGGCTATCATAATTCTTGATAAAGCCGTCATTGATAAGGTCAGCGACTTTCTTTTCAAGCTGATAGAGTTCTCTCTGCTTGCTCTCATCACCATATTTGTTTCTTGCCATCTTCTCATGGCAACCAAATACTATCCAGTTGAGAGCCTCTGCCACCTTTTGCATTGCCTTTGGCATAAAGTCAGCAGGGACAATCTTACCGATTGCAGAACTTAACTCTCGGTAGGCATCGCCAGCGTCATTGCGGTACTTTATCATTTCGTCATAGACAAAGCGGATAACCTTTACTTCAAATGTTGGGTTTATCCACATGGCAAACTTGATAAATAGTATTGGGTTCATCCAAACCTTATCGGGTGTTCTGCCATTTTTATTCATTCTGCCTTTTACGTGCTTTATTAGGTCTGCCTCTGTAACTTGCTGATTTTCAGCATGGTGCATTTTTGCACCATGGCTTTTGCGCTCATTTTCATCAATAGCAAGAGCCTCGATAAACTCTTTTGTTGTGTCCATTTCTAAGAAACGTGCCATCTTTCTTTGTTGATGCCCATCAACCGCATTCCACTGCCTTAAAAGCTCGCTACCATCGAAAAAACCATCGCTTGTGCGTTGTGTAACTGAAAAATTCTCAATCTTACGTATCATTTCTTGATTACTTTTCATATCTTTGTATCGTTTTGTGTCGTTGCCCCTTTTTCTTGCAAGGATTTCGGGGGCGTTTATAAAACAAGGGCAAAAACTAAGAAGTCTTGATGTGGTGTTTAGACCTCGAAGTTAATGCCCTTTAAATATCTTCTCTACCACCAAACACCACTAAGGCGGTTACTACATTGCAAAGATATATCTTTCTTGTCTTCTATCTCTTTTATCTTTTGTGAGTAAAACGACAACGCTTCGATTGTTGTTTTTTCTCTGTTTTAGAAACGTCATCCACTATCTCTTTTACCCATGCAGATAATTCTTGTAAATTCTTCATTGTCCCTTTGGTTTATAGGCAAGCACTTTGCCTAAGTTATACACTACTTGTTCTACCACCCATACAAGTGGCTCACCTTTCTCATCTGTACCATATTGATATATGATAGGTTCGCCATTTTCGTTTGTGATAATCTCACAATAGGCTGACTTCACTTCAACAAGTGCAGATGCTCTGTTTTTCGCATAGCCTACATAAAGCTGCAAAGCGTCATACTGAATAGGGATAGCATTGCCGTTCTCATCTTCTACTTCGTAGCCGTCTTTGTCAAGCTGTACAAGTCGCTTGAATGTTGTTGGCTTTACCTCTCTAAATTCTTGTTTTTTCGTGCCTTTGATAATTTCGTCAAAATAGCACTGCTTAATGATAAGATTTAATGTCTTCATTGTCTTAATGTTAAAATCCAAACTGCTTTGGTGTACCTATTTTTAAGTTATGCACACGCTTTACAAGTTTACGACCTATATTGTAACTATCACCACATATACAGCGACCAACAAATCTATCCCATGTTAAGTCTTGCATACATATTGTTTTTGTATCGCCATTACCTAATAGAATGGTATCGCCACGCTTAATCTTTGATTTATGCACCTTTTCTATGTCGCAATCAACGACTATAACATTGTTCTGATGCTTGTAGCTATATGTAATGTGATAGGTTCTCATAATCTTTTCTTTTTAGTGGGGTAGGGCGAACCTACCCCGATGTTGATTTATGCTATTCTAACTAAGTTTGCTTTTTTGAAACAACGCCACTCGTCTTTTTCAGTGTCAAAATACACTTGGCAAGTGTCTGCTGTCTTTTTCTCACCCTTTGTTGCTGGTATTCTTTCACTCATAAGAGTGCCGTATGCCTCTCTCAGACTGCCATCGACTTTCTGAAAGTAGAATTTAACCACTCGCTTGCTAAGGGCTGCTTTTAGCTTAATGTTTGCCCAAGCGCACTTTAACGCTTCTGATAATGTATAACCATTCTTGCGTACGAACTGCCAAGCAAGATTCATTACCTCTCTCATAGTGTTCTTTAATGTAGTACTCATAACCTTATAGTTTAATAGTTTTATACTTTGTTTCTTAATCACAATGCAAAGGTAAATAATACTATTTACATAAACAAATAAAATAGTAATAAAATTATTGCTATTAACATAATTTAGTAAATAGTATTGTTTACATTATATATATAATAGTTATCTTTGCAATATGAGAATAAAAGAAATATTAAAAGAAAAGGGTATAACTCTTTCGCAACTTGCTGACACTATGGGCGTAAGCCGTCAAGCATTGAGTCGCCAAGTGGCAGGAAAGCTGCTTGTAGAAAAAGCAGAAGAAATTGCTACTGCTCTTAATGTGCCTATATGGCAGTTGTTCGCCTCGTCCGAGGAGGTACAAAAGGAAAACAACAACATTGTTTGTCCCCATTGTGGGAATCCTATCAAAGTAACCATAATAAAGGAATGAAGTTTAATCACTACACATGGGACTTGTATAAACAAACCGATGTCGGCAAGAAAGCTATTAGTTTATTTGAAAACGCTGCCCATGATATATCTATATATGAACTTGTTTCCAAATATAATCCCATGGAGGCAAGGTTTTCAGATAAAGACAGTATGGAAGATTGTTGTGAACTTCTATGGGAACTTGCAATCAAGAAGATGCTATTGCCAACCAATATAGATGATGCACGAAATCTATACGAGCAAATAATAGATGGAGCGATATTGTTTGATGATGGAGAACCTTTTATAGAAAAAGCGGACTATAAAACATATCTCATGGCTAATATGGATATATCTTTCATGTTGTTTTTCAAGGCTCCAGAGTATTTCTTTCCTAATATATTCCGATACCATTTCTTTGACCTTATAAAAGTATTTGATATATTCGACATAGAATTGCCATTACCACCTAAAAAGAGTAATTATAGGGCACGGTGTATGTATTATTGGGAACTATGCGAGATACTATATTCTTTTCGTAAAGAAAATGGACTATCTCCGTATGAGCTATGCGCTATGCTTTATGACTTTGGTCAAGGTCTTACAAAGAATATTCCAACAGAATTGCCGAAACCGTCTAAGGCATGGTTTATTGGCGGGAAGATTATGCCAATAGAAGATTTGGATTTTACATTTTGGCAAGCTAATGAGGATACTATGCGAGGAGATATTCTCATACACTACGAAACCTCTCCTATATGTGCAATAACATGTATGTGGATAGCGCAAACAGATGGTGTTATAGACCCGTTCTTTTATTACTATGCTAACACATACATAGGAAGTAGAATAAAGCTACCACATGTAACTTTGCAGGAATTAAAGAACGATGAATACTTTTCTTCTCATCCACTTGTCAGGAAAAACTTTCAAGGAGTAAATGGATGGGAAATAAGTAATAGGGATTATCAAGAGTTTTTGCGAATAATACAGACAAAAAAGTACGATACAAGTAAATTACCAGTCTTATATGCGCCTAAAATAGCTTGTACAAATATAAAATTAGAGAAAGATGTAGAAGAACATTTATTAATACCTTTACTTGATAGTATGGGTGTGACAGACTACATGCGACAAGTTCCATTACGGGCTGGACGCGGTGAAAGAATATATCCTGATTTTGCGTTGCATTGTACAAAAACAGATAATGGCTACATTGCCAAAGTACTTATAGAAGCAAAACTTTCCATGCGCAACAAAAAAGAAGTATATGCAGCGTTTCAACAAGCTAATTCTTACGCACATTTGTTAGAAGCACCTATTATAATTCTATGTGATAAGGAAATGCTTCTTGTTTATACAAACGAAAATGGATTTAATAGGAATAGATACAAGAGATTCTTTTGGGAGGATATGGAAAATCCAGATAGTTTTAACGAACTAAGACAAATAATTAAACTGAAATCTCAAATGTAATGAAATGTTAAAAATCAACATCTTTATAAAGTAGACATTGACATCAGCATTAACACCGTCCACTTTAATAAATATATTATATATAATAAATATACATTATAGGTTACATTCAAAAATGTATTTTGAATGCTATCTATCTCTTTTAAAACATATTTTTCATTTTTCTTGCCTTTGTCAATGATTATATTTACTTTTGCGGAAGTATAACTAAAAACTATAATAGAATGAAAAAGTTCCTACTACCAATTACAATTTTACTCTTGACTATTTTGGGGTGTGACAGAAAGACTCCATCTCAATGCGCTAAAGATGATGTGGAGCAATATATACAATCGTGTAAGGAAGATGAAATGAAACATGAAAGGTATATAGATAGTCTCGTTAATGTCGCAACTGGCCTTGATGGAGAAACACTTGTAAGGAATAGACAAAATGCCTTAGATATTCTAAAGAAAGAATACCCTCAAATGAATGAAAAGTGGGACTCTGTGCAAGAAAGCATTGATAATATGGAAGTTTACTAAACAGGAACAAGGATAGCTTTTAACGGCTACCCTTTCTATTATGATTATCACGTACAGATAACGAGTTATTAGGATTTATGCAATTACAGATATTCAAATACCAGAGCGAGGAAGAGCAGCTGTTCAATGAAATAAGAACCATTGAGCAGGAAGACGGGAGTGTTTTATTCGGTGCGACAGACGTTGCTCGTGTGTTAGGATATGCAAGTCCAGCGGATGCCGTTACAAGGCATTGTAAGGGGGTCGTTGTTTTGGAGACCCCCATCCCTAATCAGTGGGGAACGATTGTTAATCAGAATATTAAGTACATACCAGAGGGGGACGTATATCGTCTTATCATTAAATCAAGACTCCCAAGTGCAGAGAGATTCGAGAAGTGGCTTTTTGATGAAGTTGTTCCCTCAATCCGAAAACGTGGGTATTATGGAAAGATTGACAGAGCAGCACCACCGAACTTCATTGAAAGGTACAAAGAGAACTACCACAAACTCCCAAGAGATTATTTCTCGGTCATATCGGAGATGTATGTACGTCTATATATGGAACTTGAAAAGGTTGGATATGTAATACCTGACAAAGGCGAGCATGGCAAGCAGATGATGCCCGATATTAGCGTAGGGCGTGGGTTTGCAGACTTCCTCAAACGTCACAAATCCGAGTTTTACAACACAGCTAAAACATATCGGCATACATTCCCCGACGGCAGGGAAGTAGATGCAAATATGTATCACATAGATGCCTTACCGATGTTTATTCGTTACATAAACGAGGAATGGATACCTAATCACGCTATGGATTATTTCAAGAAAAGAGACCCATTGGCTTTAGAGTATCTGCCTAAGCTATTAGGTGTAAAATAAAGGGTAGCCGTTAAGCTACCCTCTTATCTTATTTCCTGATCATGATGTTAAATGCTTTATTATGAGAATAATACATGATAAAATTACATTTATACGTATATTCGTGATCATGTCCTATTGGTGGGGTTCGGTTCTATGAAAGCAAACCCTAGTTTTGCAAAGGTTCGTTCCGTATTCCTTGCAAAAGTGCAACTCTTACCAGTATATTTGAGGTGATAAACATCCGCACCATCATTGGGAACTTGTATAGACACGTCACCCCCTCGCATAACCTCTACAAACGCTTTGTTCTTTGTGTTGAAATCTGCCGCATCCCTGCCCTCCATAGTGAAGTTTAGGGTAAGGCTGCGTTCATTGACCTTTGGAGTGCCGACATACTGAATCCCATCTTGTGTGCGGTCATTGTTGGTGATATACTCTTTCATTGGGAAATATCCGTTAAGGGTATCGAGAAAGCCGTCACCCATTCTTATGCCCCATTCCGTAAAGGCATCCTTGCCGTTAATGATTAATTCTGTCATATTGTATATCTTTAATATTAACATCAGAATATGGGGGTGACTCTTTCGTTCACCCCCCATACTTATTTATCTCAACAATTCTTTTGTAGATTTATTGATATTCTCCACATAGGATTTAATCTCCATTCCATTTTTAGCAATCCTTACAATATCATCTGTTGATTGTTTCTGTACCAATAGGCTCTCAACACCATGTGTGCGCATCTCGTCAACCACCGCAAGAATTGTGCCTATTTTCCCATTGATATTTTGCAGTTCCTCTTTCGGGAATGACACTTGAATTTGCGGTGTATAGCTATTGTTGATAATAGCACGATTACTATTGGCATAGTCGGGAGTAGATGAATCTATTTGAGAAATCAATGCTCTAATATCGTCCATAGTGGCGTTCATTAAAGATAGCCTTTCTTTAATTTGGTCACGTGAGATATTCCCTGCTGTGGTGAGTGCTACGATATTACTTGCCTGCTCAAAGGTGATAGTGGTCACCCCGTTGGCTGTTGCTGTCTGCGAGCTGTCACCCTCTTTTGTGATGTCGAAACCTTTTGCAGCAAAGACTTCATTTACACGTGCCATATAAGTTTTCGCGAAAGGCATAACCTTATCCATCTCGTCAGATATTCCTCCAGCCAATGCAGCTACCCTATCTGCTAATTCATTCTCGCTTATCTGCCCCATTGCATACTTCTTGTACAAGTCGGATAGCTTTTCCTCATACTTGCTAAATACATTCTTCAATAGAAGCTGTTTTAACATATCCTTAGCGATGTCTGCAAAGGTCTTTGAAGCCGAGTTCTTGAACTCTGAAAGAGCATCTTTGCCATCTTTCAGCCACGACCACACGGCATCCGTCATATCAGACACCAAAGGAGAGTACATTTTAGACACGTACTCATGGATAGACTTGTTGAACTCATCGTATTTCTCTCTGAGGTCAACGAGTTTCTCCAATGTTTCCTTTGTTTCACCTTGCAGTTTATGTCCATAGTTCTTTAAGACCTCGTTAGCGAGTTCCTTGTCAATCATACCGTCTTCTCCGAATAGGTCTTTGCCATACTGCTTTTTAACCCATTCTTTGAGGTCGGCAGTTTTCTGACCACGCCAAAAAGACTTATGCTGTGTCTGAATGCGGAGGTTGTCCTTTGCTGCTACTTGTCCATTCTTATAAGTAATAGAACTCACAGCGGAGTCGATAGCCTTTCCTACAATAGCACCAGCAAGACCAGCCACTGCCGCACCTGCTGCCGTAGCTACTGTTGCCGTTACTGCCGAAGTTGACAACGCACCTATAACAGCCGAGCCAAGCGCACCAACAGCAGCCGTACCAGTTCCAGCGGTGAGAACACCTGCCGCAACAGCACCTATAGCGGTCACACCTGCCACAATAGGAACAAGAGCCTTTTTCAGACCCGAAGATTTGTCGATATACTTCTCTTGTGCCTCGTTGAGTTTCTTATAATAAGACTCAGCAACCTGCCCATGTTCCTCGTATGCCTCTTGCAACCCTTTCAGTCCACTATCAGAGAACCAATTACTTTCCTCGTGGCGTGCCTTCATTACTGCTAAGCGATAGTCGTTCACAGAGTCACGGAGTTTGTTTATCTCTGCTTGCTTCTGTGCCGCTTTCTCGTATAAGTCATCTTGGTTAGGAAGAACGCTGCTAAGGGTCTTCATCAACTGAATAGCTGCACTGATGATAGCTAATATCACGCTTGCCGACTCAATGGCTTTCATAGCATTTGAGCCAGCCTTCCCTATTGCTGTGACGCCATCAGAGATAGTTTGGTAATAGGTCATCACGGAACCAAAGAGGGAGAATATCTCGCCAGTCTGACCGCCTATCTTACCGCCTAACTCATCCATCTTGTTGGCAACACCCTGAATAGACTTCGTAAGGGTCTTGTGTGCGCTTTCTATCTTATGGGTAGTCTGTGCTACCTGTTGTCCCTTTGCAGCAACGTCCGCTTCCGCATCTGCTAAGGATAAATACTCTGCAACCCATTTCTTAAGGTCTTTGTTATAACCGATATTAGTTACAATCTTCTCGCCAGCCTTAACCCTATCTCTCCTGCTTTCTGCTGCTTTCAGTTCATCCTGCTGTTTGATTAACTCATCGGTGAGTTTCTTCATCATTCCGATAGGGTCACGACTGATAAGCTCATCAATCATTCCATTGATAGCATCAAAGTATGTCTTTACTCCTTCAGGGTTGAGAGCCTCGCCGGCTGCTTGTTTTACCTCGCTGAACCTACCAATAAGGCTGTTTAGGGTGTCTGTTGATGCTCCTTTGAGGTCGTCAAATGCCGCTACGTAGCTAGGGTCTTTCTTCAACTGCTCAAAGGCAAGTGTCATCTGCTCTTTGCCATAGTTTGCCCTTGCTTCTGTGAGTGACCGATACAAAGCATCTGTTCTTTCCTTATCGCCACGCTTCTCTGCCTCTGCGATAGCCTTATAGATGTCTGATACATCTTTAGAGTACTTCTTTACAAGGTCTGTCTTCTTGTCATAGTAAGACTCATTAGCCTTTATAAGGCTGTCCTCATAGGCTATCTCTGCATTTTTGAGTTTAGCGAGTTCGCTGTCATACTTATGCCATGCTGCCTTTGTCTTAGTGTCATAATTCTTGTACTCCTCTTCCGTATAACGCTTATTAGACGAGGCATAATCGTACTCGGAACTCTCATAGAAGTTCTTGCCCTTGTTACTTGGATTAGCCTCCCACGCCCTCTTTGCCTGCTCGATGCGCTGCTGCTTCAAGTCCTCAAAGGCTCTGTCAATAGCATCCTGTTCTTTCTTTCGGTTGAGTTCAATCTGTCGGATTTTCTTCTCGTTGCCGTCCTTGAGAATATCGATTTCAGCCTGCTCTGTTTCGTTTGCCAAATCCTCTGCCTTGCGCCTGTTTTCAATCTGCGCCTTTGTTTCAATCTCAAATGCTTTCTCGTTGGCTTCGTTCTGCTGCTCGGCTGCTTTCTCTGCTGCCTTTGCTGCTTTTTCACGTTCTTTCTGTGCCTTTTTGGCTGCTGCTTCGGCACTCTTTGCACTTTTAGCAGATGATTTCTCCTCGCTATCTAACGAACTCCCCGATAGTTTCTTGTAGCTTTCGTTTGCTTTATCAAGTTTTGCTTGAGCCTCCTCTACTTGTGCAACTGTTGCCTTACCACTTTTTTTAAGGCTCTCCAGATGAGCCCTTGCTTTTAATACTTCTGATTTTGCTGTATTCTTTGATGCAACCCATAGCGGTTGGGATTTCCTTGCATTCTTAATACCATTAACATAAGTGATAAGCTCTCTGATATTCTTCGGAGATAAGGAAGCTCCCTCAAGTTCTTTCCATGGGAGAATAATATTAGACTTGCTATTCTTTAACTTATTAAGTGTATTTGACACAGTGGCAAGCCTTTTATTATTCATTTTGCCAATAGCATCTTGGAATGCTGGTATATGATTAGTTGCATTTTGCCGTTTTGCCTTTTCTCTATATGCAGCCGACTGCCCTTGCGCATATTCCAACATGTCTTGAGTCGACCCATCTGGCTGATACCATTTTAAGTCACGTGCTTTCTTATACCACCCTATAGCCCATGTCGCATCTTCTTGTTGTTGTTTATTCAAGAATCGCATGTATTGCCCCTCGCCAGAGCCACTTAATAATGCGTCTTTCTTTGCTTTCTGAATTGCCTTAAATGCTCGTGCAGCCCTGTCGGCATCTTTTGATTTATTCTGATAACCACTTACGACTCTATCTCCATCAATATTGGCAATTTCACGCTTCATTTGAAGAATATTCCTCAAATGTCCCTCTTCGTCAATATACTTCTGAATTATAGAAGGATAACGTGATATAAGAAGATTCATAGCCTTTCTTCTGTCCTCTGTAGCCGATTTATCATCACTTGCCACAGATATAGCTTGCTCTGTGGCTGCATTATATTCTTCTTGTGCTTTTTCTGCTGCTGATACAGCGTCATTCACATCTCTTTGGGCACGTTCCATATTACTTAGCCCATCACTTGTAGCTATGATTGCTCCAATAAGAGTTCCCAAAGCCGCTGCTGCTGCTACATAAGGATTGGCGAGCATTGTCATATTGAGCAACTTTGTAGCCTTTTCCAACAATAGCATACGTGTATATGCAAGCGTTTCAGCAATGGTATATCCATTTGTTGTCATTGTCGCTAAGGCTACAGCCGTCCGATATATTCCAAACGCTGTAGCAAGACCTACTATAACACGTCCTACCTGCTCGTAGTTCTCGACAAGGTACGTTGCAGCCTTTACGGCACTCATAACAACACCCTCGCCCTTAGAGCCTATCTCATTGAACATATTATCAAAGGACTCTTGAAGCATGGAAATCTGACCATTGAGGGTCTTTGCGCCCTCTGCTGACATACCGAAGAACTTACCACCTGCGGAAGTAGCAGAAATGAACGCATCTTGCACCATCTTGGAAGTGATAGCACCTTTCGACATCTCATTTTTAAGTTCACCGATAGATTTGCCTGTCTTGCGTGAAATTTCTTCTAACGGAGAGAACCCAGCATTGACCATTTGCATAAGGTCCTGTCCCATCAACTTTCCTGCACTGCTCACCTGTGAAAAAGCCAGTGCAAGGGAGTTGAACTTCCCTGTATCACCCATTGAGATGTCACCGATGGCTTTTAGGTAGTCGATAGACTTCTCAGCCTCGATACCAAAGGATGTCATCATCTGTACCGCACCGACCATATCCTTTGTGTTCAGAGGCGATGCAAGGGCATATTCCTTAATTTGGGCCATTATGGAATTAAGACGTTCTTGGTTGCCACCCAACAAGACTTTCAAAGAAGTTTCCATGCTCTCGAACTCTGCACGTACGGATATAATCCTACTTGCAAGCTCTTTTAGTCCCATACCGCCAAGAAGCATACCGCTCATCTGCTTGAGCTTACCAGTGAGCAGGTTCATGGTTTCTGCCGTTCCGCCACCTTCCTGCCTTAATGATGCGTACTCGTCACGGAGTTTCTTTACTGATAGCCTTGCTGTTGCCTGTTCTTGTGTGAGAGCAAATAAAGACGCCTTTTCTTCATCAAGAGCCTTCTTGGCTGCTTTCCACTCTGCAAGTTTGGCATCAGATGTCAAAGGAGACGACTTAACAGACTCACGATAAGCATCGCCCAAACGCTTAACATCAGCGGCAACGTCCCTAACTACTCCTTTCTGAGCAATAATCTTCTCTGTAAAGTCATTGACACCCTGCGAAGCTGCAAATATCTTCTGTTTAAAGTCTGTTTCCATTGCAGCAGATGCTTCGGCAATCTTACCAGTAACATTCCCTAATTCCTTAGAAGTCTGTTGTAATTTACTATTCAGCTTATTAAAGGATGTAGGGTCTTGAATAGCATCTACACCTTTAATCTCCTGCTTTAATTTCGTTATCTCATCTCGTAACCGCTGAACCTTTTCATAGTCCGCTTGTACACGGAATTTCAATTCTGCCATATCTACTTTCTTCTTCTGTTTGCGAGTTCCTTACCGCTGATTTTCTTCACCACGTCACCGAAAGCCTCATGCTGTTTATCTTTCTGCATGATAATGAGATTGCGATAAGGAATTTGATTAACTACTTCGTCATACGTCAGATGCAAGCTATCCATGAATGACGCTATTTGTCCCAAAAGGGTTTTATTTCCGACTACTTCGGTGTTGCTGCCAGCAGGCTTGCGTTCTTCGTCAAACTGACAGCTTTCAAGAAAGGGGCAACGCCGATAAGGTCAAAACCTACGGAAAGCGCATCTACGACCTCCTCAAGAGTTCCGTTGCATAATTCCTTGGTCTTGGATAAATCGCCCGCCATAAGCCACGAGAGAGCCTTTGCGTATGCTTCACTATCCTTTGCAGATAGGAGCATCTCTTTTATCGAACTACCCTCTGATAGGTTTATGTCACTGATACACGATATAGCGCCTGCCAACCGCTTAATCGTAGGAGGCTGAATAGCGTATGCTTGATTATTCACATATACAATCGCATAGTCATTGCCTAAGATTGCATCTGATATTAATTTACTTGCCTTACTCATAATGAAAATAAAAAAGGGTGGAGGTGGTCATTTAGCCACGTTCCACCCCGATGTTATCCTGAAACCTTACCCTATGCCAAAGCCTTTACCTCTGACTCGTCAAAGTTATACTCTGGTGACACGCCATCAACGGTAGGAGCCTGAACAAGACCCTTGACTGCAATAGCGATAGCCTTGTCGGTGTTCGCCTCACGTGCTACAATCTGACAGTTAGGGAAGATGAACCATACATCGTCCTCAGTTAGACAGAACAGAGCCTTCTTGATGACAACCTTATCAGTAGCTCGCTTCCAACCAACGATGTCATCCTTATCAGAGCCTGCACCGCCCTTCTTGATTAACTCACCACCCATAAGAGCAGCTTTGGCAGCATAGTCATACTGACCGATTGAGAACTGAGGTGTAATCTCGCCTTGAGTGGTATCATAGCGATAAGCCTGCCCTGTGAGCTGGTTCTTGTATGGCGTAACGGAAGCCTCGCTCTCCTCAATGTTCCATGTTTCACCATGCACGTTCATTACCTCATTCTTGGCTGTTTTAGCTGCCTTGATGATTGTACTTGCACTTGCTGCGGTAAGGTCATTCTTGATTACGGAAATGTCAGCATAAAAAATCTTCTTAATGCCGACAGCTGAAATTTTTCCCATATTTACTTTACGTTTAATGCGTTAAACAATATTCTACAATTAATAAAATGGCACTTCAAAGCAGTGTCCGCTTCAATGTGGATAGTATCTATCTCATAGTTGTACCTTGTTCCGTCAAACTCGCCCGTTACGCTTTTGAAGAGTTCTTTTGCCTTTCGCTCCAATTCCTTTAATCGAAGTGTATTGGCAATTTTCACCCCCAAGTCTGGAACACACAGATTGACTTCACAAAAACACTTCTCCCAATACTTGCTCGGGGTCTGTCCTTTCACGTGGATAGTAATGCGTTCGCCTTTCAACTCGCCCATAATGGTCTTGCCGAAAGGAACTATCCCTATCCCAAACGCCTTGCAATCTCGGTAGAGAATATCTGCTATGTCGGTAGTTACTATCATTCAAACATTTCTTTTAGTTTCTTCTCTGCTCTCAATGCAGGGTCACTCAGTACAACAAATCCCTTTGCCTCGACATAGGATGCGTAAGGAGCGGTGTTCTCTAATGTCAGCCCATCTTTGTCTACATTGTATGTGTTAGACGTTCTCAAAGTGAGTGTGTGGTCTTGGTAAGTTCCGCTTTCCTCTGCATCCTTTACAGCCGCATCGCCAACGTCTATCATACCTTTCTGAACCTCCCACTCTAAATCATCAAAGAACTCATCTACATCGGAGAAATCACTATCTATAACCATAGCTCAGAGTTATTGAAATAGTTAGCATTCTTTACAATGTAAACTTTACCTTCTCCTCGTACGCTTTCCCCCTCAAGACATCTTACCTCTGTACCTGCTTTAATATCGACATTCATCTCACATACTACGTGATAATTAGGTCGGTACACATCACCATTAGGAGAGTTGAACTCTTTTGTGGTGTTGTCATCACAACGGCACTTACAGAGCGTTACCCACTCTTCACCTCCCGTGTTAGGAATTGGGTGTCCGTATTCGTCCTCTTGGAGTGGTGTTACCCTTTTAACCTGCAATATGTGGGGTGCGAATATCATAAGATGCGTATCTTTGGTTTGTTGTCGTTGAGTTCGTCCTTTAATCCGTACTTCTTACATAGGAGAGAGTAATAATCCTTTACACCTTGAGTATTCCATGACATAGAGAAACCACTCTCATTGATAGAAGATGGACGAAGCAAAAGGGACGGAATAAATCGGGCAATGGCAATAGAGATATTATCAATTACATCTGCATCGACATCGTCCTCTATATTCACACGTGCATTGAGAGACATATCCAACAAGTCAGCCTCCGACACTTGTATGCCGAAGGACTGAAACTTGCTTGATATGTATTCCTTGATGCTCATTAGCCTAATTTGGAAAGATCTGCGATAGCCATCTTGTTTGGAATATTGATGTCGGGGATAGCCTCGAAACCATACTCCATAAAACGTCCCTCGTCAGTTCGTTTAGATGAGATAAATCCCCTGCCATCTTCAATTTCTTGATAGGCACGACCATCATTAACCTTGTCGGTCATTTCGTAAGGCTTCTTCCAACGCATAAAGCCGAGTTTGGTATTATCCGCCATCATAGGTAAGAATGAAATCTTGTCATCTGGGACGGCATTTACCATTTCACTCTCTGATGTTTGGATATACTCATCCTTGATACGGATTCGCCACGGCATGCCTACTGATTCGATAAGGCGGTTTACCATATCGGGAGTAACGATACCACCTGTATTGAACTCCATATCACCAAACTTCATCGTAAATTTGCTTTGGAACTCCTTAGACGAAGCGATACGATTATTAAATGTGTGGCGATTCATTTCGGCTGTTGCGAAAAGCATACCCTTTGAACGTACCTTATCCACGAACTCCGTTTCAAGCCAAGAAAGGATGTTATCCTTGTCGGCAGAAGCGGCTGCCTTTGTGTAGATAGGCAATTTTACTGTATCTACTGATACGCCCTGCTTGTTAGCCTTTCCATTTACCTTAGTAGAACCATTGAAACGCAAATCGCCCAACATAATATCAAGACGTTTCATAGGAGCAAGCATACATTGACGTACGTCATCAACCAAGAAGTTCACAATCTCGTCCATCTTAGCAGAGATGGCATCGGTGTTGCTCGACTGAATGCTCAACGTGTTATGCTCCTCTATAAGCCAGTTAAGGCGTTCAAGACGAGTATTGTCCATTTGGTAAGCATCGCCTAAGCAAGCCACCTCACCAAAACCACGTGTGAGAGCATGGCGTTTTCTGACAGGTTTCCCTGCATATCTGTCAATAACTGTACCTGCGATGACACCCACCTGCGTACCCATATAAGTCTTGAAAGAACCATCGGGATTAGTTCTCTCATAAACAAGATAGTCTTTCCAAAATACCTTGTCAAGTTCGCCCATAGTTACAATAGAACGGTCTATCACCGCTTTGAGGAACTTAGGGCTATTCAATAATGAATCTATTGTTAATAACATATATTCCTCCTTTTTTAGATAAACATGAAACGTCCAGTGAGAGCCGCCTTATCTTCCTCTGTGAAAGGGATGTAGAGGTTGTCCTCAATGATTGAATATGCACGACCAACCAATGCAACGGTATTCTCTTTTGCCAAGTTGCGCCAACCGAATGAAGCGAAGTTAGCTACATTCTTAGCCTTAGCGTCAGATGCACTCTTTGCCTCGGGAAGCACCTTGCCAACTTCCAAATTAGCCTTTGTCGCTTCTTTGGTGGTAATTGTATCGTAATCCTCGTTGGAATTATCTACCGACTTTACAGTGATGACATTTGTCCCGTCAGAGAGTAACGTACCCACATTGATGAAGTCCGCAAAAGGACATTTAGCAATCTTGATGGTAGTCGCTCCCGTGGTAGCCTTTTCTACTACCTTGACACGAATGCACACTACTGCCTTGCGCTCTACCTTATCACGATAGATAGGCGTAAGTTCGGGCAACCATCCCTTATTAGGGAGATTACTCATGTCTAAGTCCATACCACCATCTGTGAGGCGATATAGAGATTTCTCGTCACAAACCTCCCTTTCGATAGGAGGCGTGGATTCAAACTTAATTCCTGCTGCCATAATGATTTACTTTTTTTCGTTTTCTGTTTTGATAGCCTCGGTTCGCTTATTGACGCCATCCAAAAGGCTATCCATATCGTCTTTGTGTTCGTGGTTTCCCTCTTCGGGAGACTTTGCGAACTGGAATCCACCATTCTGCATCTCCTGCTTCACATCGGTGAAGTACTGATTAAGGTCTACATCATCAGCGATTTGCTTTCCTTTATAGACATATTCAGGGATACCGAATGACTTTGCCACTGCTGCAATCTGTTGGTTGCGTTCGTCCGCCTTTGTCTTGGCGTCCATAGCAGCTAACTTCTCGCTTAATGTCTTATTAGAGTCAATAAGACTTTGCGCCCACGCTGGCACTTGTTCCGTTGGATTCGATTGTGGAGTCGGTGTTGGTAGTGGGTCTTGTGGCTTTGGTTCCTCGATTGGCTTTCCGTCCTTGATATTGTGCTTCTTCTCGTAGTTTGAAACTGCGGTTTTCTGCGCACCATCAGCCCGATAGTCGCCATAGCTTGTTAGAACGTCTTGAAAGGAGATACCCTCAACGATAGAGTTTACCTTGCTCTCGTCCGTTACTCCTTCAGCTTTCTTACTTGCCATACGCTGAAGGGTGGCATCATCAGCCCCTTGGAATTTAGTTCTGAGTCCTGCCAAAATTTGTTCGTAAATGTTCATACTTTATAAAGTGTTAACTTGAATAAATCTTTTCAAATTTACACATTATAAAAGGGAGATTTGTGTTTTTCAGTGGCTGAGAAATGACAATAAGGCGGTTGTAAGAAAAAGGCATAAAAAAGCCGCCATCTTCACAGATAGCAGCTTATATGTAAACGATAATGTTCTAAAATGAAATCAAATAACTAATAATTTCATTACATATCTTATCTCGTTTATCTTTTTGTAAAAATTCCATTTGAGAGACTTCGTGCGCCGATAGTGTCTCGGTATCTTCAATTCTTATACATATAGGAATATCTACATGTCCTAAAGAAGTATCTATGACTACTGCTAATTCTTGATTATCATATCCTATAGCTTTACATATCTTAATTGGATAGTCATGAGATAAGCTATAAACACCATAGGAAATAAGCCTAATAGCTGTTTGCCTACATTTGTCTTTGATTTTTACCCAACAAACATTCTGCTTCATAAATTTATCGTTTTGTTATGATGCAAAGATACAAAATATTCTCTAAAGTGGTCTAATTCGACCATTATTCTTTTGATTCGATAGGCTCATTCTGTTGAGCCTTTTCTTTCTGTTCTTCTTTGATTTGTTGCAATTCATCCTGCAACTCGCCATAGTTTGAACAGAAACTTACACCGTGTTCCATTGACCACACACCGCCACTAACAGCAGTAGCAGATGTTTCGACCTTTTCACGTTCATTATCAATCATGAAAGGAACAATCTCCGTTTCGATGCTCACCGTCTTACTTGCGGTTTCGAGTGATGTGTTCAGCGTGCCAACAGCAGACGTGAGGAAATTAACTCTTCGTTGAAAAAACTCTCCCAATTCCTCTGCGTGATTCTGTACTGCCATGTGAGCGGCCATAAAGACATATCGAAAAGCCGTGCCACTAAGAGCATTGCCTGTACCTTTGAGTTGGTCGAATGATATACGAGGAGTATTTGTCAGTCCGTAAATCTGATTAAAGTATGTTTCAATCTCCACCTTGATAGGGTCGGATGATTGATTCCATGTGAGGTATTGCGCATTTGCACCATCTCCCGTTAGTTGCATCATTCTGTTACGTGCATCACCACTCAAGTTGTCAGGTTGCAACTCTCCAAATAGCATAAGGAGTGGGAAGAAGTGGTTATCAATGCAATCAGCATAGCCACTCAAGCACTTCTCTAATCGGATACGTAATTGCTTAATCTTTGCGCATAATGGTTCAGGACGGAAAGCGTACATAACGGGGAGTTTCTGAAACTGGTGTGCAAATGTACGTTCTACATTCTCCGACCATGTATTATCAAGTTCCCACTGATACACCTTATCTTCGGTAATAGTCATGAATACGGTATGTTCGTTGCCGTCTAAGTCTTTCTTCTTGTATTCACGGGAGAAAGCTATCATCTTGCCGTTATCGTCAAAGAAAGGATACAAGGTATCTCCACGGAAAGGCGACCATATTTGTGACCTTAACTGATACTCTGGTACTTTATTTCCAAAGAGGGATGCAATTCTGCGCTTTAGCTGCGCCCAAAAGCCATCATCTTTGACAACATACCAATACTCCGCCACTTCCTGCTCTGATAACCACGAACGGACTAATTTGCGGTTTTGAAATTTCAGTTTATTCTTCTTGAATACCTGCTTAATGGTTTCAAACACATTCTTCTCTCCATCGTCTTCAGGATTGCAGTCAAGCGTGGGTTCTGTACCTACACAAAAGGCGGTATGAATGTTTACTATATCCTGCTCAATAGGGAGTGCAATGCGGTTAGGCTCTTTCATCTCATATTCTGCAGGGATTGTCGTTTTTTTCTCACCATCAAAATGCTCTCTCTCCATCTTTACAAGGACTTTAATCTTCTTGTAAAGGTTGGGGTTCATGATGTCGTGTTTCGCCATGTCCCAATCAGCAAGGTTTGATGATGTGTCGGGGAGAGGATTGCGCCTGCCTTTCTTAAGGTAGCTAATCTTCTTATCAATGTCCTCAAGTGCAAGGATGTCATCTAATGTCTTTATCATATTGTTATCCTATTTATCGAGCAAAGGCTGCTGCCATATCGCCCTTTGGTTTCAAAATCTTTCCTAAAAGCTGACCAAGTACATAATACCGAACCGCATCTATGCCGTGGTTATATTTGTCTATTGGTTGGTTGATGTAGTTGCCGTCCTTATCAGTGTCCCACACATACTTTCTGAACTCTGTGCGGAGGTTATACGACCTCTCTGTAACAAAGATATGGTCAAAGGATAGCATCTTGTCTATTCCTGCTATGATAGAGTTACCGCTCTTGTCTACAGGATAAATCTTTATGCCTGCGTTATGTATCTCTTGTATCAGTCGAGGGTCTGCACTCTCGGAGAATACCTTTAAGCTGCCAAAGCGTTTGAGTTCCTTTGTAATGTCAGATGATAACATACCCGTACGATAAAAGATTTCATCAAGGTACAAGTCATTATCAATGATACCACATAGTATTCCTGCGCTCGGGTCATGGGTAAAGCCGAAGTCATCACCAATAGCAACCTTTTTACACCATTTCGGGAACTCCTTAACAACTCCGATTTTCTTAAATACTGCACCTTCTGCAACATCTGCCCATCTACCCATGGCGATATGGGCGTACTTCTCGGGGTCGTTCTTCTTTAGCTCCTCCATTTCTCTCAAGAACTCGGGAGAAAGATTTGGAAGATTATCCAAATATGTCGTATGGATATGCAATACGTTCGGGTGGGTGCTTATCTGAACAGGCACACCATCATACATCACCTCCTTATGGGTATTCTCTAAAAATCGCTTATAAACCCAATGGTTATTATCTGTAGGGTTCATAATGATGATAATTCTGTTCTGTATTCCTTTCTGACGAATAGAGAGCATAATTGTTTCAAACTCTCGCTCTGATACCCACTCCTCCGCCTCGTCTACTACAAAGGTTGTAACGCCGTGAATAGATTTCAACTTTGCAGTTTGGTTTCCCGAGCTTGTCTTGATACCTCTAAACATGACTGCACCACCGCTGCGGAGGTTCTTTACATCTGTTTTAGTGTGCGTGTACCATTTCGAGTTTCCATCAAGTTCTACCTTCTCCATAAACTCGGGGATAACAGACATTGAAGCCGATACCATTGTATAACGAGTATAGAGTATCTGGTGAACTATTCGCTTTGCAGGAGTTGGGTGCTTCACCTCAAACAACAGACGCTCAATGAAAGTGGAAACATTGAAACTCTTTCCACTTCCACGACCCCCTGTAACAAGAATGATAAACTTATCCTTGTTATGGTATAACGGAGCATATATCTGCTGAGGATTTATTCTATTCATTTGTGTTATCGATCATCCACTTATCAATGTCGATACCATTCTCGGAGTACAAAGCATCTTCATCGGTCTGCTTGTTCTCCATCTTGCGCCATGTCGGGTCGTGGTGATAGAGTAGGGTAGCAATAGCCTGCATATTAGGAGGTAACTCCATTTCGGACTCTTGCACTACCGCTTTATCTGTCAGTGTTACCCATCCAGTACCACCGCAATAGGGGCATTTCTTGTCTGCCCCCATACACTCACACTTATCCTGAACGAACTTTACGACCTTAGATTTTGTCTTCTTTCCACCAAAAGCACCCTTGATGTACGCACCACGAAGTAAGGCTACAATCTTTGTCCGACCATGCGCTAAGACCCTATTGATTTCAGACCCTCTGCGATTGTTTTCCTCATCGTCCCAACATTGATAGTTACCGTTCTTCATAGAGCCAAACACATCTGCGGATAGGTTGAGTTCATTCGCAATCTCACTATCCGTGTATCCGTTCATTGCAAGCTGCTCTATGCGCTTGTAGAAGTCTATATGGTCATAGTCGTGTTTTGGTTTTGCCATAACTATTCAGTTAATAATGTTTCTATTTTTTCTGAAAATACTTCACCTTTGAGGAACTTCTCATCGGGGTTAAACCCGAACTTCTCACAAAATGCTGCCTTTGCATCCCAATTATCGAATGATAGCATAAGATAAGCGTCCATGTTGGCAGCTGCCTTTGTAGCGGCTTGCTTCACTTCTTCTTTGACCTGCTTCATGTGGGCAACTTTCTCTGCTCTCTCGGCTTGCTTCTGTGCCACCTCCGCTTGATGTTCCTCTCTGACTGGTGACATAAGGTCGTCGAGTTCATCAGCGATGGTGTTTTCTTCTTCTGTCTGGAAGTGGAAATCAACACCGATAATATCGAGGTCTTGCTCGGTTAGTCCTGCATCCTTGTAGTCAATATCGGGAATAAGCTCACGGAGTGTGTCGTAGTTCCATTCGCCTTGTGCTGATGGGTTGTTGAGTAAGATAAGAAGTTCCTTTTCTTCTTTTTCCTCTACATCTATCAAGTCCACACGGATATGGTAGTCGTTCTCCTTTGTCTTGACATTGTATTTTTGAAGCTCGTCCATGACCGAAAGCCGTTGGTGTCCGCTTACAAGTGTGTAACCTGTTCGCTTGTTCACCACGATACCTCCGACCATGCCGAACTTCTTTATACCACGTTTGAGAGCCTTGCGGTTCTCTTCGGGAATTGTACGAGGGTTCTGCTCGTGAAGTTTAATTTGAGAGCGTAAGAGTTCTATGCTCTCTGATGTGAAGTATTTGTTATCCATCTGACTTGTCTCCTATTAGGTGTTATCCTGCTACTGCGCCTCTCGATTTAGCACCCATGTAGGTAGAACGAGAAACTTTTTTAAATGGTTGATAATGAATTTCTCCGTTAACAACAATATTTGTTTTTCCACTCTTTTTTATATTTTGTGCATAGCGCTTAAATACGGCATTCGCTTTGTTTACTCGTGCGCTACTGCCTAAACGCTGTATCCTCATTAGCTGTGTAGCCAAATCATTTAATGACTTTCTTGCCATAATTCTTATTTGTTATTTGTTATCCTGCTACTACACCTTTTGATTTTGTACCCATATAGGTGGAACGGGGATATTTTTTGTTATATGAACTATCATCATTATAATTCCATTTTCCTTGTGACTTCCTTATGTTGTCATAATAGCGGAATGAGGTGTTTCTGACCTTGTCGATTCTTGAACTATTTCCACGGCTACGGCTCATGATGGAATTTGCTTGATTCATTATGTCATTTACGGATTTTCTTCTTGCCATAATTATTACTTGTTATCCTGTTTATAATTTTCTTCAAATAAAATTCTCTCGCTCATTGGAAACACTGCATATATCTTCTGCAAGTCCTGCGGATAGTGTTCATTAAGCCACGTAAAGCAATCTATATTAAATCCAATTCCATTACTCGCTTTGTTGCCGTATAGGACAGGCTGCGGCAAGCGTTTCATGCGCATATATGCTTTAACATCTTTCTGCGTCCACGATGCGAGTGGATAGACCAATCCATTATTCTCATACCCATTAGCTTCATAGCCTTTGAGCATAAGATTTCGGTTCATTCCGTCCGCTTTCTTCATTCCCAAGAACGTGTAATAAACGCCTGTCTTCATTCTCACCGCCTTAATCACATCTGCGAGTTTCAGCAGCTTTACTTTCGGATTAGGAACACAATACAGACCGCCACGAAGAATATACGTTAAATTCCAATGAGGAACTTCCATAAATTCAACTTTTGGATATTTCTTCTTCACCCACCTTATCCAACCATTGATGTGGTCTAAGTCCTTGACAAAGTACATAAACACACATATAACCCTTTCAAAGCTTTGATAGACTAAATCCAAAGTTACGAGCGAATCTTTGCCAAGAGAACACATAACAATGCAAGATGACTGCTTTTCAGCCACCCTGCATATTACGTTAT